CAATTTAAAGATATGCTTAACAGAACGCATTATAAGCGTTTAGATGACAGAGATGGCATTATGTTAGCAGCTGACTTAAAATGGTCCGATCAAAGTATTACAGTATCCAATGGAACAACGCTTCCAGCACCAAATGCAACTAGTAGCGTTCCCGGAATATTGTTTATTAACGGCGAGCGTATTGAGTACTTTGTAAGAAACGGAAACGTATTAAGTCAACTACGTAGGGGTACATTGGGCACAGGGGTTAAGGACATTTACTTAATTGGAGAAAATGTTTATAACCAAGGACCTGGATCATCTATGCCGTACAAAGATGAAACAATTACTTCGCAATTTTTAACAGATGGCACCACAGCAGCATATAATTTAGATTTTACTCCTACTAGTATAGATGAATTTGAAGTATTTGTTGCAGGTAGACGTTTACGTAAAAATGCGATAAGTAGTTATAACTTTACAACGTTAGTTGCACAGGATTCACCAGAAGGTGATGTAACATTACCAGCAGAATTTAGTGTAGTTGGCTCTACATTAACATTAACAGAAACACCAAGCGCAAATATTAAGGTGACAGTTGTTAGACGTACAGGAATAATATGGACAGATGCAGGAACCCGACTAAGTGAGTCGGAATCAGACATCAGTAAATTCTTACGTGCGGCAACAGTTGACCTGCCGCGATAAATACATTAAGCAGGATGGTATAAAACTATGACAGACAAATTAAATGAACAAAGTGGTGTGTTACTTCAAGGACACATTAAAATACACAATCCAGAAACTGGAGAAGTTATTGTAGACAAACGCAACGCTATTCATTATGAAAATATGAGTATTAGTCTTGCAGAAAGTTTAGGCAATGCGGGCACAGGGTGGATTTATCAAATGGGGTTTGGAAACGGCGGCACTAGTGTTGACCCGACAGGTATTATTACATACTTGACTCCGAACAGCACAGGCACAAATGCTAGTTTGTACAATGAGACATTTACTAAAGTAGTAGACGATCGTAGTGTAAACAATCTTGACCCGGCACGTAATAAAATTGAAACACGTCACGTAAGTGGCACAAACTATACTGATATTTTAGTAACATGTTTACTAGATTATAGTGAGCCAAGTGGACAAGATGCTTTTGATACAGCAACTAGTGCAGAAAGTTTATATGTATTTGATGAGTTAGGATTACGAGCATACAGTGCAAGTGGCACAGGTAGATTATTAACTCACGTTGTTTTCCACCCTGTACAAAAATCACTTAATAGGTTAATTCAAATTGATTATACAGTTCGAGTGCAAAGTTTAACAGGATTTAACGAGGGATAATTAGATGGCATATACAATACAATATACTGATAGTGCTGATAAAGATCCGATAGTAGTTGAAGATCAAACAATTAATACTGTTACTAGCATAAAACTTCCGGGTAGAAACAGCACAGGTTATGGCGCTGCTATTGCCGAAGACTTACTACACTTACTAGAACATTTTGCAGGACCAACAGAGCCTTCCAATGCTAGTGAAGGACAACTTTGGTATAATAATACTACATCGCAGTTATTAATTTATGACGGCACTGTTTGGGTTTCAGCAAGTGGACTTAAAAAGAGTGCTACTGAACCCGAAGCTTCGTCTGCATTAATTGGCGACTTATGGGCCGACACTGATAATCAGCAATTGTATATGTTTACAGGTTCTACTTGGATCTTAGTTGGACCAAGTTTTAGTGCTGGGTTAACAACTGGAGCGCAACCTAATACTATTATAGGGCAAGACAACGTAGAATACACTGTTATCGAAATACAAGTAAGTGCAAACATTGTTGCAATAGTTGCATTTGATACATTTACTCCAAAGTCAACTATTAATGGCTTTAGTGGTATACAAATACGCCCGGGTATTAACTTAGCAAATAGAGACACAGATGCCGACGGAATTAACAATGTTAAGTTTTACGGCATTGCAGAAAAATCAGAAAGTCTAATTATTAATAATTTAGCAATTCCTGCTGCTAATTTCTTAAGAGGCGACATAGAATCAACAACTACTTTTCCACTCAACATTCAAAACAATAGCGGCATTGCATATGGAATTAATGCAGAACTTAATGTTGGTATTGAAGGTAGTGCTGGAGTTATACAACACAACATTGAAGGGTCTAACATTGATGTACGTGTAAGAAACGCAGGAAATAGTAGAACTGTACTGAGAGTAGATAGTAATCTACGAGTTGGTATTAATAACGAAGCACCAGACGAAGCATTAGACGTAACTGGTAATTTTTTAACAAGCGGCACTATTACAACAAACGATACTACACAGAGTACAACAATTAGTAATGGCGCAGCGGTTATTAAAGGCGGACTTGGTGTTGCTAAAACACTTAGAGTTGGCGAAGAAATAGTTGTACAAAAAGGACTAACGTTAGGTAATAACGATCTAATAGTTGATACAGCAGCAAGTGATTTGCTATTACCAGATCTTAATAATACTAGAAACATTGGTAGGAGTGATAACCGCTGGCGCAAAATTTATGCAACTACATTTATTGGTACACTAGAAGGTACAGTAAGCGGTAGTGTTACTGGCAGCGCCGGTAGTGCTGACAAACTTACATCATCTTCTACGTTTAGATACCAAGGCGATGTAGAAACAGTAGAACAAGTATTTGACGGACAAACAGGCGGCGGAACAAAGACGTTTAACTTAACATTAAAGAACACACTTATTAGTGCTAAGCCAGCAGTGTCAAATAGTTTATCAAGTGATGAATTTATAGTTAATAGAACTAGCGGAGTTGATCAAGGCTTAAAGAAAATATCTAGAGCTACAATATTTAATAATATTGCAGGACTAACTCCAGTAGGTAGTATTATGCCATACGCTGGACTTATTGAACCAACTGGATGGAAATTCTGTAATGGACAAGAATTAAGTCAAGGTGTATATGCACAATTATTTGCATTAGTTGCACTTTCTTATAGCCCGTCACCTACTTCGGGAACCTTTGCTGTACCTGATTTAAGAGGTAGATTTGCATTAGGTAATTTAAATATGGGCGGATCTACTCCAAGTGTTGATAGTCCAGATACTAGAAACAGAGGTTCAAATGCAGGTGTAATTGGTGCAGTTGATGGAACAGATGGTGTTACCATTGGTACAGATAATTTACCTGAACACGAGCATGATTTGAAGTCAACTACTGGGCAGCAGTTTTATGCTCATAGAGAAGTTGATGGCCGTGGAGAACTTCCAGAAGGAACGTCAGGGTCGAGCTTACAAACTGGCGCTGAAAACTTATCACAACGACTACCTAACAGTGGCGGAGTTGTAATACCTGCAGGGTCTGCATATAGTACTGTTGGAGCAGAAATGAATATTATGAATCCATTCCAAACTATTAATTATATTATCTATACAGGAGTAGTAGGATGAGTTATAAAATAAACAAAACAAATGGTACCCTATTAGTAGAACTGACAGATGGTATAATTGATATAACTTCTACAGATATAACTCTAGTTGGAAGAAATTATAAAGGGTTTGGTGAAGCATTTAACGAAAATTTTGTTAAAATTATTGAAAACTTTGCATCAACAAGCGCACCGAGCAATCCATTAACTGGACAGCTTTGGTTTGATACTAGTGAAAACAGATTAAAAATTTACGATGGTATTAGTTTTAAAACTTCAGGCTCACCAACAGTAAGTCCTACACAGCCTACTAACTTAGTAGCAGGCGATCTTTGGATTGACAATGCTGCAAACAAGTTATACTTTTATGACGGCACCGACATAGTACTTGTTGGCCCTGAATATACTGCAACCCAGGGTAAAACTGGACTTGAAGCAGTTACAATGATTGACACTTCTAATCAAAGTAGAACTATACTAGCTATGTATGTAGGCGGAGTGCTTGCTGGAATCTACAGTAGATTTGCGTTTACTCCTGCTACAGATTATGTCATACTTCCGTATGCATCTGGCAGAGAAATTAAAATAGGATTTAATCCAACTGTTGTATCAGACTTTAAATGGCAAGGTACTGCGGCATCAGCTGAAGCACTAACTGATGCAAGCGGTTCGTCATTTACAACTGCTGACTTTGTAAGAACTAATGAACGAAATTCGTCAAACGCACTAGTAGACCAAGTTATGGATGCTGGATTGTTTGTTAAAGGAGACGGCGGGCTAACTGTTGGATACGGCGATACCGAATATGCTGCATTAAAAACAATAGATAACGGCACAACTACAGCAATAGAATTAAAACAATTAAATTACGACTTTGCTATTAGAGTACCGCAAGGAAACGACTTTATAGAAGCATTTACACTTGATGCAAGTGCAGCAAGAATAGGCATATATCAACCTACACCAACAGTTGCATTAGATGTAACTGGTGATGGTAAATTTACAGGCAATCTTACTGTTGGCGGCAACATAGTAATTCAGGGTACAACAACATCTATTGATGTACAGCAATTTAGAGTCCAAGATCCTAACATTGAATTAGGCTTATTGGATGATAGTACTGAAGGTGATGATACTAATGCAAATGGCGGCGGAATAACACTTCGCTCAACTAACGGCAGTAAAGACATATCATGGGTACAGTCGACAGGCAACTGGACATTTAATCAGAATGTAGATTTAATACAGGGCAAAGAATTTAGAATTGAAAATGCACAAGTGCTTTCTAAAATAAAATTAGGTGATACTGTAGCAACAGCTAATGGATTAACGTCTATAGGTACACTTGGCGTACTAACTGTTACTGGTAATGCAGCAGTAGGTAGTATTAGTTCACCAACTGCACTTAATATTACTTCTGCAGGCGATGTTACAATTAACAGTCAAAAAATTACAGGTGTTGCAGCACCAACAACAGCAACAGATGCTACTAATAAAGGATATGTTGACACAGAAATAGCTACTATTGGTATTCCGCTAGTATTAGACATTACAGGATTTACTACTCCGACTGCTGCTGGAGTTGGATCAGGCCCAATTACTGATGTTAAGGCTGTTTTAGAAAGTATAAGTCCAGCAAGTGCCGCAAGAGAAGGATCAGTTGCTAAAATTCACTGTACTAGTTATGCTAGTGCTACTGTAACAGGTATTAACGTAACAGTGACAACTGATAATACAGGCGTATTACAAAAGTCAGTCCTTGCTGTTGATAGCAACGGTACACAAAATGAATCTGTAATACAAGATATTGCAGCAGCAAACACAGCATCAGGAACGGTGTCACTTTCACCAGCAAGATACACGATGACATTTACAGTTACGAGTTCAGTATGGGCTCACACTACTACAGCTAGTTATCCGTAACTTGCGATAAATACTAGCAACAAGGGGTTATTTAAACTATGGCGTATACAATTAACAAATATAACACTGATCAATTAACTATTGTACAAGACGGTACGTTAGATCAGACAACTGATATTAAACTGGTAGGTAAGAACTATGCAGGGTATGGTGAAATACAAAACGAAAATTTTGTATTCTTACTTGAAAACTTTGCAGGAGCTAATCAACCTCCAAGAGCAATCAAGGGACAAATTTGGTTTGACACAGCAAACAGCAAACTAAAATTTAATGATGGAACAAAATGGCGCACAACAGGCGGCGCAGAAATTAGTGCTACTGCCCCTGCAGGATTAGCTACTGGTGATTTTTGGTGGGATACTACTAACGAACAGTTATATTCTTATAACGGCGCTGATTTTGTACTTATTGGCCCTCAAGATGCTGGTTCAGGCATTACACAGATGCAAAGTAAATCAGTACGTGATACAGGACAAGTTTCGCGTAGTGTTATTACAGCTATAGTTAATGACGAAGTAGTGTTTATAATTAGCCCAATACAGTTTACAATTGATAGCGGAGATGCTGAGAATACAATTTCAGGGTTTGACGTTATACAATCCGGCGTAACCCTTAAAAACACTCTAAGTGCAGCTAATGGTATTACTAGCGGTACACAACGATTCCACGGTACTGCAACTAACAGTGATAAACTTAACGGTATTTCAGCAGCTAACTATGTTACTGCTACTCCTGGTTCTCCTAGTGTATTCACAGAAATTACTAACTTCCAAACTGATGCAGGCATTGCCATTGGCGCAGGACTAGATCTAAAATTATTCATCGAAAATGATAACCAAGGTGTTGTTTCAAACGCACAAGGTGACGAAATTCGTTATAGAGCAAAGCAAAGTGGCGGACTAGTTAAGAATATTGTAACAATGAAACCGGGTGTATTTAAGCCAGGCATGAACGCAGCTAATACAGCAGTTGAGCCAGTTACATTAGGCGATGCTACTAATATTTTCAATGCAGCATATGCTACTAATTTTTATGGAATTTCAGAAAAAGCAAGTGCTCTTTTAGTCGGCGGCACTGCAAGAGTAGGCGCAGTTAATACGATTGGCACAGGTACTAGTAACACTATTGCAGTGCGTGACGGAGCTGGCAATTTAAATGCTGTACTATTCCAAGGTACTGCAACAAGCGCACGTTATGCTGACCTTGCAGAAAAATACACAACAGCAGAAGAATTACCAGCAGGTACAGCAGTAGCAGTAGGTGGTGAAGCAGAAGTTTGCCCAGCAACCGCAAGCAATCATTGTATTGGTGTTGTTTCAACAGATCCTGCTTATATGATGAACAGTGACAGCGATGGTCAATACATTGGTCTTAAAGGACGTTTACCAGTAAGGATCAAAGGCGTAGTCAACAAAGGTGACGCTGTGTATGCATTATCCGATGGCGTGTGTACTACACTTGCAACAACTGCAATGGTAGGAATTGCTCTAGAATCAAGTACTGACGATAACGAAAAACTAATAGAGTGTGTACTTAAAGTATAAATATACGTAGTTAATAAAGAGGATTTAGCATGGCAGTAACAGTAGGTCAAACAATTGGCGAAGCAGAGTATACAACCCTAAGAACTGGAATTAATCTTGTTATGGGATCCCCAACAGGAACTGGTACCTCTGCTGCTGGCTACAATCTAGCTACCGCAGCCCCAGCAAAGTCTCCAGGAGACAAGGTACAAGCAGCTGACTGGAATGCACTTAAAGCAGATGCTGATAAAGCATATACGCACCAAGTAGGCAGTGCGTTAAATCCTGCCCTAGCTACTGTAAATACTGATAGTTCAGTTACAAAAGTAATACACGATGCGCTTGAAACTGCAATCAACTTTGTTAAAACTAATGCACAGCGATTTAATCTAGCTGCTGGACAATCTACTACAACATCTGCACGTTCTGTAGGCAAAACTAACTGGAACGGAACACAAATTCACGACGTTCAATTTACTTGGGCAAGTGCAAACGCAGCAAAAGCATTTTTTAATGCAGGCGGGCGTCTAAGAATTGCTACTACATTGTCGTATTCGGGATCAGAAGCAAAAACATTAGACTGGCAAACAATGGTAGCTAATACTTCTGTTATTGCTATTAATTATGTTAGTGCATATAAAGAAACAGGCACCGGCGGCACTATTAGTGCTAACGATGGGTACTATGATATTAATGGCACTGAAAGAGAATTATATACACGCGGCGGCGCAAGTCCATACTCAGAAAACAGATACAGGATTCTAGCAAGGGCAATTACTAACGGTCTTCGAATTCGTGTGCTGTATGAAGACAATGACGTAGGCGATCAAACTGGCACAGGCGCAGCAGTTGACGAAAACGTAAAAGGTACATTAACTAGTGCTTTGACGTATGTACGTGCTACTGGAGTAAATGTAGCAGTTACAGCACCAACTATTTCAACAGGCAGCTCAAATACATTCACATAACACTTGACTATTATGTCTTTTTAGTATATACTATAACAGTATATACAAGGAGCCATAATGGACGAACGACTAGAAAAAGCATTAGAGTTTTCTAATTTTTTAGAAACTCAAAACAATCAAAAAAGTATTTTCCTAAAACAATATTACGATAATTTAGTTCATTATGTAGATGGACATAAGATATCTGTAACTACTGACGTAATTAGCTTTTGTCAAAGTATGCTTGCATTAGATCAAGACGAAACTATATTGTTAGATGATAATAATACTCCGTTTGATGTAACTAACTTAAAAGATTTTACAAGAGAACTTCTTGGAGTGTATACGTTTGCGTCTCGAAAGTACGCATACGATTATGCAAAGATTAAAAAGAACAGAAGTGTTGAAGGGTTAACTAATCTATGAATAAAGGCGTAGTGTTATTTGCATTTAATAACGGACGTATTGATTATATTAAGCAAGCAATTTATTGCGCAAAGCGTGTAAAAAATTACTTAAAACTTCCTGTACAACTTATTACTAATGATAAAGAATACATTGAGAGTAATTTTCCTTTTTATAAAAAATACATCGATAATGTCACACACTGCGATGCACCGGCATCGTCTACTAAAACATTTCACAACGGTATTTACGCAAACAAAGGAAAATTGAAATGGATCAATTCGGCACGGGATTCTGCATACGAATTATCTATATTTGAAAAAACATTAGTAATAGACACTGACCTATTAATTAGTAATGATAAATTACTAACGTGCTTTGACACACCCGAAGACTTTATGATTGCTAAAGATTATCATATGGTTAATACACAAAAGCATTACGCTAGCCTTGATAGAATTAGTGACAAGTCAATACCTATGTATTGGGCAACTATTTTATACTTTACTAAAAGTACAACAGCAAAAACTGTATTTGATACAGTGCAGCATATTAAAGAAAATTACAACTATTACAGATTAACATATGATATTGTTGAAACAAAATTTAGAAACGATTTTGCTTTTAGTATTGCAGTACATATGATGCGTGGCTTTGTTGAAGATAGTAATTGGCCAATGTCAGTTCCGTCTGATATGTGGGTATCGATTGACAAAGATGTATTAATAGATATAAAAGATAACAGCATACAGTTATTAACACAGCGTGAATATGATTATCTAGCAGTTAAATTAACAGACGCCACAACACATATAATGAATAAATTTAGTTTAGATAAATTTATCGATACGGAGTTTGCTAATGAGTAATGGTATATGCCTTGTTGCACAAAATAATTCAACAACAGATTATATTAGACAAGCATATGCACTTGCATTAAGTGTGCTTGCAAAAAGTCCACGAACGAATATAAGTTTAATTACTAACGATGAAGTACCGAATACATATAAGCCTGTATTTGATAAAGTTATTCCTATTCCGTGGGGCGATGCTGCCTCAGAAACTGATTGGAAGATAGATAATCGTTGGAAAGTATATCATGTAACACCCTATGAAAATACATTAGTGTTTGACGTTGATATGTTAGTACTAGATAATATCAGTTCTACTTGGCAAAGTTTTAGAAATAATCATTCTTTGTTGTTTACCAAAAATGTTACTACTTATAGAAATGAATTAGTAACATCGCGATATTATAGGAAAACTTTTGATGCAAATGATTTACCTAATGTATATTCAGGAATGTATCAATTTACTAAGTGTGAAGAAACTGCAAACTTTTTTAAGTTATTAGATATTATTATGCAAAACTGGCAAGTATTTTATGAAAGGTATACGCCTAACAGTTTGCAAAAATGGTGTAGTGTTGATGTAAGTATTGCAATTGCGTTAAAGATACTAGATATGCAGGGTTATTGTTTAGACAGTAGTCCAATGGCATTTACTCATATGAAGCCTTACATACAAAATGTAAAACACCCTCAGCCTAAATGGACAAACATGTTGCCTGTAGATTATAAAGATAATATTTATATTAATGGCTATAAGCAATCGGGTGTGCTACACTATGTTGAGGATGATTTTTTAACAAACGATATGTTAATTTGGTTAGAGGAAAAGGTATAATGTTTTATATACACTATGACGAAACTGGTAATATACTTTCAGTTGCTAACCATACCGATACTGCATTGTGGTTGGAAACTACACAAGAAGTATTTGATGATTTTTCTTTTGGACGTAAGCATTTTCATGAATATATGATGGTTGAAGATATTCGAGTAAAAGGAAAGATGCATCTTGTATCTACAACCTATGTTGAAACAGGAAATACAGCACATACTACTGGGCCTATAATTCGTACTGATAGAGTAGACTCTGGCATTCAGCTTATACAGAATAATGAATCGTGGACTGTAAATAACTTCATAGACGATGTTACATGTACTAGCTTGTCTATCGGCGACGACTACTTTAAAGAATATTACATTGTAGATGCAACTAATAGATTTATACTATTTGATAAATTTACTTTAAATTTAAAAGATTTTATACACACCGACAGCATTGAAATACAAGGCTGTTCGTCAAACATGAATGTGTCTGTTGTTACTCGTAGTAGTCATATACCGCATACACACACAATAGGTAATCTGTAATGAAAATAATTGATCAAGATATAATATTTTTAAGTTATGACGAGCCTAACGCAGAAAAAAACTATGCAGACTTGTTAAGCAAAGTACCTTGGGCAAAACGTGTACATGGTGTAGAAGGCAGTGACGCAGCGCATAAAGCATGTGCAGCTATTAGCGAGACTGAAAACTTTATCACAATTGACGGTGATACTATTATTGAACCTAAGTTTTTACAAGTAGAGTTAGACCTAGACGAGCTAGGGGCAACACCGGAGCATCAGTTTAGTTGGGCAGGAAAGATTGACATTAACGGATTAAAGTACGGCAACGGCAGCATTAAAATGTGGACAAGAGACTTTGTAAACAATATGCAAACGCACGAAAACTCAGATGGCTCAGATGAAACTAATATTGAATTTTGTTACTTTGACAAGTATCTTCAACTTAATGAAAATTATTCTACAAGTATTATTAGTTCAACTCCGCAGCAAGCGTGGAGAGCAGGATTTCGTGAAGGTGTTAAGATGTCGTTGAACCGTGGCAAAATAGTTAACGATTTAAAAACAATTTGGTGGCAAAATTATAATAGACTATTAATTTGGACTATGATAGGTGCAGATGTAGAAAATGGTCTATGGGCCGTCTTAGGTGCAAGGGCAGGTGTGTTTATGACAATGTGTACAGAATGGGATCATGTTCAAGTTAGAGACTTTGAATATTTAAACGACTTATGGAAAACATCATTTGCCGCAATTGAAGACATTGAATATGAAATACAAGAATACGGTACTAAACTTATTAATCAGTTAGAAATACCTATTGCTGAAAATCCTTTAGATGCGCAGCAAAGTAGCTTCTTCAAATCAATATATGTACATAACCTTAGGAATGTAAAACTTAAATGACTGCTGATAGATTTCAAGTAGACAATCAAGAAACAAAAGACTTTTTAAATAATGTAGGTTGTGGATTTTGTCTAGCTAAATGGACACAAGTAACTATACACCTAGCATCTGGGCTTACGCACAGTTGTCATCATGTTGGCGCACACAAAATACCTTTAGAAGAACTAAAAGACAATCCTTCTGCATTGCATAACACTAAAGAAAAAAAGATGCGTAGAAAAGAAATGTTAGCTGGCAAGCGCCCGGACGAGTGTGATTACTGCTGGCGAATTGAAGATAACACAAATGAGTTTAGTGACAGGATACTTAAAAGTGCATCTAATTGGAGTCAAATAGACAAAGACATAATTTCAACCTCAACAGGTGATGAAGACATTTATCCTAGAGCAGTTGAAGTTAGCTTTAGTAACGTGTGTAATTTTAAGTGTGCATACTGTGGCCCAGCATTTAGTAGCAAGTGGACTGAAGAAATTAAAGCAGAAGGCCCGTATAAACTTCATCAGAAGCTGTATAATGCTATTAAGACACACGAAGTTCCTATTCCTGAACGTGAAGAAAATCCTTATATTGAAGCATTTTGGAAATGGTTTCCGGAAGCAGTTACTCATATGCATACATTCCGTATTACGGGCGGTGAGCCATTACTAAGTAAGCATACATTTAAAGTTATGGATTATTTACTAGAAAATCCACAACCTAAATTAGAATTTGCAATAAACACAAATGCATGTCCGCCAGATGCCTTATGGGATAAGTTTTTACAAAAAGTAAAGCTATTAGAAGATACTAATTCTGTAGGCAGGTTTACTATATTTGTAAGTGCCGAAAGCACAGGTGCGCAAGCTGAGTACAGTCGTGACGGCATGGACTGGAATTTATTCACAACCAATGTTGAAAGTTTACTTGCTAATACTAATGAAGTTATAGTTTCGTTTATGAGTGCATTTAACATTTTAAGTTTACCTACACTTTCTAATTATATTAGATATGTACGAAAATTAAAGCGTACATATAGACATAGTCGACGTGTAAAAATTGATTTTGCATATGTAAGACATCCTGAGTTTTTAGATATTAAAATAGCATCAAAAGAATTAATTGAAAAATATTTAACTCCGGCTATTGACTTTATGAATCGTGATGACTTTGATAAATGGGAGATTGATAAATTAAAAAGAATCTATGAAGATTGCGAATCTCGTTTTAATAATCTTTTAAGTGAAAGTGTTGCAACAGACAAATATAGATTTTATCAGTTTACAAAACAGTATGACGCTCGACGAGGGAAAAACTTTATTGAAACGTTTCCTGAATTTAAAGATTTTTTAAAAGAGTTTGAGAACAAGTAATGTATGATATTATTTTTATAAGTTATAATGAAGCGCAAGCTGATGATAGTTGGAAAACTCTCAAAGATAGATTTCCTTATGCTAAACGTATACACGGTGTAAAAGGTATTCATCAAGCACATATAGAAGCAGCAAAGATTGCTGTTACTGATATGTTATGGATTGTTGATGCTGATGCTATTGTACTCGATAGTTTTGATTTTAGTTATATTCCAGATATTACTAATCAAGATACTGTGCATGTGTATACAAGTATAAATCCTATTAATGGATTAAAATACGGCAATGGCGGAGTGAAGTTATTTCCAAGATTAGCAACAATTAACATGGATACAACTACTAACGACATGTCCACAAGTATTAGTGACAAGTTTAAAGTAGTAGACGAAATATCAAACATAGCAGCATTTAATGTTGATGAATTTAGTACATGGCGCAGTGCTTTTAGAGAATGTGCAAAACTAAGCAGTAAAACTATTAAAGGACAAGTAGATGATGAAACAAATGAAAGACTTAGAATTTGGACAACAGTGGGAAAAGACAAACCGTTCGGCGAATACTGTATTAAAGGTGCTATTGCCGGCATGGAGTTTGGTCTATCTAACAGCTCTAATCTTAACTTCATAAACAACTTTGATTGGTTAAAGGAACAATTTAATGAGTAGATTAGTTGTATTTGGATGTAGTCATACATATGGCGAAGGACAAATAGATTGTCTTAATTATATATCAGACAATGGCGGCCACTGCATGGCAAAAACACCTAGTCAATATGCTTGGCCGGCAGTACTAGCTAGAGAATTAAATATAGAGGAAGTCATTAATTTAGGACGTCCGGGTGCTTCTAATAGATATATAGCAAATAAAATATTAGACACTATTATACGAAAAGACGATATTATAGTTATATTATGGACCGAGTTTAACAGAACAACAATGTATCCATCTCCAGAAGACGCTTGGAAGGCTGCAAAAAATATCCACCCCAATCAAAAAGATAAAATGTCTAAAATGTATTATAAGTTTGTTCATCATCCGTATAATAGTTTTCTTGAATCAGTAGAGTGTATGAATTTAGCAAATTATAAGTTAAAAAAACATCGTAATGTTTTTAATTTTAAAGCAGATTTTAATTCGGGGAAATCCTTAGACCGCTCAATAGCAAGTAACATCTTATCTGAATACGAATTTCCAAAATGGAATAAAGTAGTTTTAATTAACCAGTCTTTACACTATGTCGATTATGCAGCTGATAATGCCCATCCTGGAATTGAATCACATAAGTTGATAGCTAAAGATATGCTAAGGATAGTAAAGGTTACTAATAATGATTAATATTGTTGTTACAAGTAAACCGGTAGACGGACTACTGTATTACAGCTACGAATACTGTGATATGTTAAACAATGCAGGCTATCCTGCACGAGTTGTTATTATTTGTCACAGAAAATATAATCAGCGTGACTATGTAAATTCTATTACACGTAAGTATATTCATTGTAATCGTGTTTGGTTTCCAGATACATATGTGCCGTCTGACGATGATGTTACACTTATTATGGGCAGAAGTATGATGACACTAAGCTGGCAAAGTTTTAATGATTATACTCCAACGCAACAGCTATCCTTACGCGGATTATTTAGCGGTAACGTTATAAGCGTATATTCAGAGAATCATGTTGAAGGATATCCTAAAGCAGTTGACTTTTATAAGCCGGAACAAATAGTAGACTTGTGTGACACTGACGTATACCCTAATGGCGTAGGCGCACACTTTGAAAAGACTATTAACTTTAGTATATACAAGACGCACACAGATAATATACAATTTAAACATTTGTTTTTAGGCACAAATCCAGAATACTATGCTAGTGTTGAAAGAGTAATAGATGATTATCCTGATCACGGGATCTTGACATATGACGAAAAGTATGTTAATATAAAGAATAACAATATATTTGTACCTGTAGAAAATCTCATGAGTTTGTTTGAAACTTATGTTTACACCAAAGAAACATTTGATCCTGCACCTCGTATATTCCAAGAGTGCAAGTACTATGGTAAAACTGTAATTTATCGCAGAGACAAAACACTACAAGATGGAGGCAGTGTATACTGGAGGCGTGATATTAAAGAACCTAATATACAGCCAATCGTAGATGCTATAGAAACATTGCCCTATAAATATAACAACTAGGGAGAGATTATGAAAATAAGAGCCAAATGTTTAGCGTTTGATAGTAGGGACAAGAAGGGCGCCGCCTATACATCAGACGGTTATATGTTGCCTTGTTGTTGGTTAGACGATCCGCCAGTGCATAGATACGTTATGGAATCAGGATTAAAAGATCCTAAACTAGCAGTAGAAAACAATATTAGCTTGGAAGAAATATTTGGGTCTGATACTTGGGAAAACTTTTTCCAAAAATTAGTAAACGATCCAGATAATTGTTCTTACATGTGTAAAAAGAAATGTGGCGTAGATTTTACAGAACACGATACTGAAATACGTAAAGCTGAAGAAAAATTAGAAGTAGTGAGGCAGGCCGGTGGAAAGACTTTCTAAATTATACATTGAAAACCAAAAGTATGTAAGGCCTAATATAGATGCATCACATAGATGTGTCTTTAGATGCCCTCAGTGCATTAGGCAAAAAACTGTAAGTCAAGATCAAATTAAACGTTCGTTTGACCTACAAGAACATAACTTTAAAAAAATAATAGATTATTACGAATACGGTGTTACATTTTGTGGACAAATTAGTGATCCCATTTATCACCCCAAGTTTTTAAATTTGTTAAAAATGTGTGATGAAAATAAAACAAAAGTTCGTATTGCAACAGTCGGCAGTGGCAAAAGTGATGCCTGGTGGGATGAAGCATATAGTTATAACGCAGGAACAAGTGCTTGGTATTTTGGCGTTGATGGTATTGATAAAAAGAGTGAGTTATATCGTGTTGGCTCAGACTTTGATGATGTATGGAAACGTATGAAACAAGGTAGAGATCTAGGACACGTAATTGTATGGCAGTATATTATATTTGGTTACAATGAACACGAAATTGATCGTGCAATTGAAATAGCTAAAGAAGAAAACTTCTCAATTGTATTTGTTAATACTAACAGAGGATTCAATCCTACCCATCCGTTACTAAGACCTAATGTAGACTTTCAATTGACTAAGCCAGATCAAAAATATCAGGAAGACCGTGTGAAAAAAGAATGGTGGGGCAATACAACAGATATTTTCCAAAACTGGAGGAGAAATACATGATCCTGCGAAGAATGTTTGGTAATAAAACATATACAGGAAATAGTAAGACCCAAAAATGGGAAGATGATGGTTCTCGAAGAGACTTTAAACAAAATAAAAAAAAGCTTGGTCCTGATTGGTATTATTACGACAAAAAAATTACATTTGAGTATAACAGTAATGGATTTAGGGCACCAGAATTTGATACTATAGATTGGGCAAATAGTGTAGTAGTATTCGGAGACTCATTTGTGTCTGGAGACGGTAATCCTATTGAGGATATAGCTACAAGTCTATTACAGGATATGTTAAAAATGCCTGTAATAAACCTGGGAGCAAGTGGCACCGGCATCGATTTAGCTTGTTGGAATAGTTTACTTTTACATGAAACGTATCCTCATCCGCGAGCAGTAGTGCAACTTTGGTCAAATATAGATAGATACGCAGAATTTATAACAAAAAAAAGTTTCAAAGATGATATAGGTTCGGAATATACCCATCATCTTCCAGGTGATCCTCGTCCTATATTAGGTAGGTCTAGTTATTGTGCAAGAGGTCACACCTGGGCTGAAAGAAATAAGATGTATGCATTAGCCGACAGAGCACTATGGAGAAATAAACTTCCTTACTATGAAGCAAGTATTTTCGAATGCACTGCAAGACAGGTATCAGTAGATTTCCTAAAAACAATTGATCTCGGAAGAGACTTAGATCATTGGGGTTGGAAGTCTAATATTGCAGCCGCTGAAACTATAGCAACAAATTTAAAAAAACAAGGATTATAAAATGCCTGCATATGATGGATGGGACCGCGAGTACCAAGAAAATAAACAAGACTACTTAGATGTGTTTGACCGTTTTATGAGTCAAATGAATTACGAAAACAATGAAGACTTTGAACGTAGCTTTGCTGAACGTGTAGGACGTAAACATTGTGTTAGTGTAGCAAGTGCCACAGACGCACTACATTTTACATTGTTAGCACACGGCATAGGCAAGGGTGACGAAGTATTAGTAACTGACTTTAGTTGGATTAGTAGTAGTGCATGTGCAA